CGACTCGCGCATGAGCGTCAGATTGCCAACGCAGGCTGGTGGGACAAGGTGAAGTCCGACGCCTTCGCCAAGACGGCCTCGCTGGGCCTGTGGGCCGCGCTGGTGTTCCTGGCTGTGGGGGTGTGGGAGCACATCAAGAACGAAGTGAAGAGGTGAGCATGGAAGACATCCTGAGCGGCGGCATCCTAGGCTCGGTCTTCGGCGGGCTGTTCCGGCTTGCGCCTGAGGTCCTGAAGTTCTTCGACCGCAAGAACGAACGCCAGCACGAACTCAAGATGTTCGAGCAGCAGTGCGAACTGGAGTCCCAGCGTGGGGCGCAGCGGATGCAAGAGATCGGTGCGCAGCACGCGATGGCGGTCGACCAGGGTGCGCTTGATGCCTTCACGGCTTCGATCCAGCAGCAGGCCGAGATGGTCAAAGCTGCCGGCAAGGGCTGGGTGGCCAGTCTGTCGGCCAGCGTGCGCCCGGTGGTGACGTACCTGCTGGTCGGTGTGTACCTCGGGCTGCAACTGACGATGGCAACCCACATCATGCTGACCGGCGGATCGGTGGCCGACGTCTTCAAGTTCGTGATGACGCAGGACTTCGTGGCTCTGGTCTGCGGGATCCTCAACTACCACTTCCTGAACCGCACGCTGGAGAAGCGGGGGCTGATGTAATGGGCAGCGCGCAAAGCTATGTGAGAGGCGCCAACCTCGCGGAGAGGTTCTGGGCGAAGGTAGACCGTCAAGACAAAGGCTGTTGGGAGTGGCTTGCGTCACTGGACTCGCGTGGCTACGGCAACTTCGGGGTCCCGCGGAATGACGGATCCGGCCGGTTCCTCATGCAGCGGGCTCATCGGGTCTCTTGGCAGCTCGCGCACGGAGACATCCCGCTCGGCATGGTCGTCTGCCACTCTTGCGACAACCGTCTCTGCGTCAACCCAGGGCACTTGTTCTTGGGAACGCAGGGCGACAACATGGCCGACTGTGCCGCCAAGAACCGCCTCGGCGACAGGTCCGGCGAGTCCAACCCCAGGGCCCGGCTGACTGCCGAGCAGGTGAAGGAAATTCGAGAGGACACCGCTTCTTTGGCGGCCCTGGCGGCGCGGTATGGGGTTTCGAAGTCCACGGTTCATGGAGTTCGCTCCGGCAAGACTTGGGGGCTTGCGTGAACCTGGACGTCGCAGTCGCGCTGTGCAAGCAGTTTGAGGGGCTGTTCCTCAAGCCCTACATCTGCCCGGCCGGCGTGCCTACGATCGGCTACGGCGCGACCTACTACGAGGACGGCCGGCGAGTGTCCATGGATGATCCGCCGATCACCAAGGAGCGGGCCGAGGAACTGCTGCTGTGGGAGCTCCGCAAGGTCTCCTCTGCGGCTGTGGTGAGGCTGTGCCCCGAACTGTTCGCTTGGAGCCTCACGAACGGCTCCTGGCGGGCTTTCAACGCGATCACGGACTTCACCTTCAACCTGGGCTCAGGAAGGCTCCAGACGTCCACCTTGAGGCGCAAGCTGCGGGCCCTTGACTGGGAGGGTGCCAAAGAGCAGCTGGCCCTCTGGAACCGAGGCGGGGGCCGGGTTCTGCCCGGGCTGGTCCGCAGGCGTGCGGCCGAGATCGCACTTCTACCTGGAGACTGACATGTCCACTCCGTCCTGGGTCATGACTTACGACAGTCTGACTGAGACCATCAAGCAGTACCTTGAGCGCAAGGATGCGGCGGTGGTGAATGCCATCCCTACCTTCATCACCTTGGCGGAGTTTGAGATCGCGGAACAGGTCAAGACCTTGGGGCAGCTGCAGCTGGTGCAGGCCACCATGCAGACCGGCAACCCGAACGTGCAGAAGCCTGCTCGCTGGAGGAAGACCGTTTCCCTGAACGTGACGGTGGCCGGCGCCAAGCAGGCGGTGTTCCTGCGCAAGTATGAGTACCTCAAGAACTACTGGCCTGACTCGACTCAGACTGACGTTCCGCAGTTCTACGCTGACACGGACTGGGACCACTGGTATCTGGCGCCGACGCCGGATCAGGACTACCCTTTTGAGGTGTTGTACTACGAGAGAATCGCCCCTCTGAGCTCCGAGAATCAGACGAACTGGCTGACACAGAACGCACCCAACGCGATGCTGTTCGGAGCGCTTCTGCAGGCCATGCCGTTCCTGAAGAACGACCAGAGGACCATCTTCCAGCAGAAGTACGACCAAGCCCTGGCCGCCCTCAAGCAGGAGGATGTGACTAGGGTGGGCGATCGTCAGGCTGTTGCCGTGGACTCCTGATCATGACGACCTACACCAACCCCTTCACCGGACAGACCATCAGCCCCTCACAGGTGGGGTATGAGGCCCTGTCCATGTCCACGGACACGGACCTGCAGTGGCCCATCAACGGCAACACGACCGATGTCGTGGCCAACATCATCGATGTCACGGCCACCGTCGCGAGCCTGAAGCTGTATATGCCTGCGGCCACCCAGGTGTCCAATGGTCAGAGCACTCTGATCCGGAACATGGGGGCAAACACCTTCACGGTGGTCGACCAGAGTGGCAACACCATCACCTCAATTGCCTCTGGGGTAGCCAAGTACATCTTCGTCACAAACAACTCAACTCAGAACGGTGTTTGGGCTTCGATCACCTTCGGGGCAAGCACCAGCACTGCGAACGCAGCCGATCTTGCCGGGTATGGCCTGAACGCCGTTGGCGCAACACTGAACACCGTGACTCCCGTCACGACGTTTTCGTCCAACTACACCCTCAACAACACAGACCTCGCGTCCCTGTATGTGTGGACGGGCGGCGTTGGCACGGTGACGCTTCCGTCCTCTGCGAGCGTGGGCTCTGACTGGTTCGTGATCATCAAGAATGACGGCACAGGCATTCTGAACATCGTGCCCCAGGGGTCTGACACGATCGATGGTCAGGTCGCCTTCCAGCTGCAAGTGGGCGAATCTCTGGTGGTCGTGTGCAGTGGATCGTCATTCGTCAGCTACGGGTACGGGCAGTCGTCCACGTTCTTCTTCACGCAGCTTGCGAAGAACGTCACTGGTGGTACTGTGACGCTCACGCCCGCCGAGGCAGCATCAATCATCCAGGAATACCAGGGCACCTTGACGTCTGGTTGTACTGTGGTACTTCCGCAGACGGTGCAGCTCTATTCGTTGCGCAACACGACCACGGGATCATTCACGCTGACCTTCACAACTGGTGTTGTGGGCGGCCTGAATCTTGTGCTGCCGCAGAACCAGACCATCATCGCAATCTGCGACGGGACGAACATCTACAACGCGCAGACGGCGACTTCGAGCTTCATCAACCAACTGACTATCGGCAATGGGAGCGCTGCCGCCCCGTCTCTGTCCTTTACTGGTGACGCCACCACGGGCCTGTACCTCGCAGCAAGCAACCAGCTGGGCTTTGCCGTGAATGGGCTTGCGGCAGGGCGCCTGACTGCCACGGGGCTGTTCCTGCCCGTCGGCATCAACGGCGGGGCGTTCTGATGACCGCAAAGGTCACTGTCCTACAAGTTGCCCCTGGGATTCAACGGGACGGCACTGTCTTTGCATCGCCTAGCTACATTGACGGCAAGTGGGTGAGGTTCCAGTACGGCCGCCCGAGAAAGATGGGTGGGTACGTTGGGGCGTTCCTCAACGCTACTGGCGTCAGTCGGGGGATGATCATGAGCGCCGACAACGGCCTCAACTACATCATCTCCGGATACTCTGATGGTGTTGAGAGATGGATTACAGACGAGGATAATGGAGTCGGTTTTGGCCCGACGCCAATCAACGCAGTTGGCCCGCTCGCGACGGTGGCCATCACCAACCAGGGGTCCTCTTACACGAACGGTACGTACACCAGTGTTCCCATCACGGCGGCCGGTGGCTCTGGCGCCTTGGCCACGGTGGTCGTGTCCTCAAACCAGATCTTCAGTGTCACGATCACTTCTGCTGGATTTGGGTATGTGCACAACGAGGCCGTGAACATCAGTGCTGCTGCGGTTGGGGGCACCGGCAGCGGCTTTGCGGGGTACGTGGCATCTCTGACTACGTTCGACCCGAATCCCAATACGTTGTGGCAGTTCGACATCGGTTACGACGCCTTGGGGAATGGGCAGAACAACCTGATCGCTCACCCAGGCCGCAACCTCAACGAGATCACCTCCAGCGCGAACACACGCCCGATGTTTGGGCCGTTCACTGGCACCACGCTCAACCCTGTCGGGGTGTTCACCGCATCCGGCACGACCACCAGCGGGTTGAACACCGTCACCTTTGCGACCACGATCGCGGCCATCGGGCCGGGCGTTTCTGTGACGGGGGCTGGCATTCCTGCGGGCACCACGGTGGTATCGGCGGCAGTTGTTAGCGGCACGTGGACGGCTACCCTCAGCCAGAACGCCACGGCAAGTGCCACGGTGACCCTGACGTTTGACAACAACATCTCTGTGTCGGGCGGCATCGTGATGCTGTTCCCGTACCTGTTCGTCTATGGCAACAATGGGTTCATCGGGAACTGCGCCGCGGGTGATTTCGCGAACTGGACTTCGGCAGACTCCAACCGCAACAACGTCTCCTCCACGAAGGTCGTAAAGGGATTACCCCTGCGAGGCGGCACGACGTCGCCTGCGGGCTTGTTCTGGACGCTGGACTCCGTGGTGCGCGTGACGTACTCGCCCACCACTGTCGGCAGCCAGACGCTGTACTGGCGCTACGACCTGATCACCCAGCAGTCTTCAATCATGTCCAGCCAGTGCGTGATTGAGTACGACGGGATCTTCTACTGGGCGGGGTCTGATCGATTCCTGATGTACAACGGTGTGGTCCAAGAGGTCCCGAACAAGCAGAACTTCAACTACTTCTTCGACCGGATCAACTACAGCCAGCGGCAGAAGGTGTGGGTGTCAAAGGTTCCGCGGTGGGGCGAGATCTGGTGGTTCTTCCCGTCCGGATCCAGCACGGAGTGCAACGACGCAGTGATCTACAACGTGCGAGAGCAGGTGTGGTACGACGCTGGGCAGGCTCTTGGGGCCCGTCGGTCGTCTGGAGTCTTCTCTGAGGTGTTCAAGAAGCCCGTATGGGGCGGCTGGGACGAGAACGCGACTGGCAAGTACACGCTGTGGCAGCACGAGACTGGCACCAATGAGGTGTTCACAAGCCGGGTGAACGCGATTGAGTCCTCCTTTGAGACGAACATCATCGGGGCCGGCATCGGCCTTGTTGGCGCATTAGAGCAGCCCGGCGACAATGTCTGGACTCGCATCGAGAGAATCGAGCCTGACTTTGTTCAGGTGGGCGACATGGAGGTGATCGTCACCGGCAAGGGCTATGCGGAGGAAGACTCCCAGCCCTCAGACCCGTATGCCTTCTCTCCCACGACCTTGAAGATCGACATGAAGGAGCAGCGCCGGCAGCTGCGCCTGAAGTTCACGAGCAACACCCAAAACGGCGACTACTTCATGGGCAAGGTTCTTCTGTCCATCGACACCGGCGACACCCGGGGGACGGGCAACCCGTGATCGTCTACGACCCGAGGGGAATGACCTGGGATCAGTATTGCAAGCTGATGTGTGAGCTCTTCGCTCCTCAGCAGCTTGGGTACGTCCCTGAGGATCGGTGGAGACAATGGGTGGATGGGTTG